GACTATACGCGAGCGCATGAGAAAAAGAGTGTTCGAGTGCTGAGCGATGAAGAACTTAATGCTAAAATTAACCGGTTGCAAAAAGAAAAGCAGTATGAATCACTGATTGCTACTCCGAGCAATGTGAAAAAGATGCTTGCGACAGCCGGAACGGCCGCATCAGCATTAGGAACCATAAGCACATTGTACAACAACTACAACGCTGTGGCAAAAATCGGAAAAAATCTTATTGCCTCAAAGAAAATCCAGAATCGTATGAGCACGATGAAGGTTCACTCAGAATAAGAAAGGCATCTATGAGAAGTGAAGCAACGATTGGCTCCCGCCTGAAACGGGCGTGGAACGCCTTTACGAACCGGGACCCTCCCGGGAAGAACTACTATGGCGGAGGGAGCAGCTACCGGCCTGACCGGGTACGGCTGAACCGTGCGAATGACCGCACGATCATGACCGCCATATACACCCGCATTGCCATGGACGCAGCGGGCATCACAATCAACCACGTAAGGCTCGATGAAAACGGACGCTACGACGAAACCGTTGATTCGGGCCTTAATTGCTGTCTGAACCTTTCCGGCAACAAGGACCAGACCGGCAGGGCGCTGCGGTATGACATGTTCCTCTCTGTACTGGACGAGGGCGTGGCAGCGCTTGTGCCGGTGGACGTGGATGTGGACGAAGAGACCGGCAAAGAAAAGATCCTTTCCATGCGTGTGGCGAAGGTGAAGGAATGGTACCCCGATGATGTGCGGCTGGAAGTGTACAACGACCAGACCGGGCAGAAAGAGGAGATCACCCTGCCGAAAGCAGAAGTGGCCCTGATCGAGAATCCGTTCTATGCCGTGATGAACGAGCCGAACGGCACCATCCAGCGCCTTGTCCGCAAGCTGAACCTGATGGACGTGGTGGATGACCAGCTGGGGTCTGAAAAGCTGGACCTCATCATCCAGCTGCCATATGTAGTGCGCAACGAAATCCAGAAAAAAAGAGCGGACGACCGGAGAGCCGAGATCGAACGGCAGTTGACCGGTTCTAAATACGGCATTGCCTACACCGATGGTTCGGAACACATTACGCAGCTGAACCGCAGCCTTGAAAATAACCTCCTGAAAACCGTGGAATACCTGACCAACATGGCATACAGCCAGTTAGGCATTACCCCGGAGATCATGAACGGTACAGCAAGCGATGCGGTGATGACGAACTATGAGAACCGTACCATTGAGCCCCTTGTGGCAGCAGCCGTAGACGAGCTGAAGCGAAAGTTTTTGACCGAAGAGGACCGGAAGGAAGGCCGCGAGAGTGTGCTGTACTTCCGCGACCCGTTCAAGCTGGCACCGGTGAGCGCCGTTGCCGAGATGGCGGACAAGTTTACCCGCAACGAGATCCTGACGAGCAACGAGTTCCGGCAGCTGCTGGGAATGAAGCCCTCGAAGGACCCGAAGGCGGACGAACTGCGGAACAGCAACATTTCGCAATCCGACGCGGAGATTGCTGAGAGAAACAAAACGATCACGGCTGGAAAGGAAGCCGTAGAAAGGAGTATGGCAAATCAAAATGGCGAAGTTTGATTATGACTGCAGCGGCTGGGCCACGAAGGCTAAGACCAAGTGCTATGATGGCCTGACCATTGCACCGAATGCGTTCCAGGAATGCGACGGTAAAGTTGTGACCATGGTGTACAACCATGACCATGACAATCTGGAAAACGTCCTTGGCCACTGTCTGCTGGAGAACCGGCCCGGGGGCATGTATTGCTACGCAAAGTTCAACGATACGGATACCGGCCGGACCGCGAAGGCCTGCGTGGAAAATGGCGACCTGAACGCTTTTTCCATCTATGCAAACTGCATCAAGAAGATGGGCAACACGGTCCAGCACGGCATTATTCAGGAAGTGAGCCTTGTGCTGGCAGGCTGCAACCCGGGTGCGCTGATTGACGAGGTGGTGAAGCACAGTGCTGACGAGGACTACGAGGGCGGCGAAGCATTCATCTACACAGACGGCGGCCTGAGCATTGCCCACGGACTGGACCCGGACGGTGAACCGCTGGACGACCTTGTACACAGCGGCGATGCAGCGACCGACGAAGCAACACAGGAGGAAGCCGAGATGGCGGACGAACAGAAGGATGGCAAGACGCTGAAAGAGGTGTACAACAGCATGACACCCGAACAGCAGGAGTGCTGCCATGCACTGATGGGCATGGCCCTGGAAGAGCGTGACGGCGAAGAGACTGACGATGAGGAGGAAGAAACCGTGAAGCAGAACGTATTTGAGAAGGACACGAAGGGCACCGTGCTGAAGCACAGCATCGACGAGATCAACAAGGTGGTGAAGACCGCCAAGACCTGCGGCACCATGAAGGCTGCTTTTGCAAACGCCGGCATTGAGGACAGCGAGGTGAACGCTCTGTGCCACGGCATTGACAACATCGACTGGCTGTTCCCGGAAGATCACCTGCTGGACACCCCGCCCCGCATCATTGACAAGCCCGACGACTGGGTGAGCGTGGTGATGGGTGGCGTGAAGCACATCCCGTTCAGCCGCTTCAAGAGCCTGTTCGCCGACCTGACCGAGGACGATGCACGTGCCAAGGGCTACCTGAAGGGCAACTACAAGACTGAAGAGGTGTTCGGCCTGCTGCGCCGCTCCACCGGCCCGACCACGGTGTACAAGAAGCAGGAGCTGGATCGCGACGATGTGGTAGACATTACCAGCTTTGATGTGGTGGCATGGCTGCGCAACGAGATGCGCTACAAGTTGAACCGTGAGCTGGCACTGGCCTACATTCTGGGTGACGGCCGCATGGCAGCAAGCCGTGACAAGATCGATGAGAACTGCATCCGTCCGGTGTTCAACGATGCCGACCTGTTTACCATCAAGGTGCAGGTGAAGACCACCGGCCTTTCCACCGTGGAGGACAAGTACAAGGCCTTTATCAAGCAGGCCATCCGTGCCCGCAAGGACTACCGCGGCAGCGGCACCCCGACTATGTTTACCACCGAGGATGCCCTGACCGAGATGCTGCTGCTGGAAGACGGCATGGGCCGCCAGCTGTATACGGACGAGGCCGCACTGGCCCGCAAGCTGCGTGTTGCCAAGATCGTGACCATTCCCGAAATGGAAGGCCGCAAGGGTGCCAAGGGCGGTGACCTGGCTGCTGTGATCGTGAACCTGGCCGACTACACCGTGGGTGCCGACAAGGGCGGTGCTGTGAGCATGTTCGATGACTTTGACATCGACTTCAACGCACAGAAGTACCTGATCGAGACCCGCTGCTCCGGCGCACTGACCAGCCCCTACAGCGCTATGGCCATTGAGTGGGCTGCATGAGAGACTCCTTCAGTCTCACAGTCCGCCTGACGGCGGCGCTGTTCGCCAGCTCCCTCATTGAGGGAGCCTTTTTCAAAGGAAAGGATGATAGAAAATGCTGAACAAGCTCTATGAGCAGGACAAGGACCTGCACGTTGCAAACTACATGGCCTACGGCAAGACCGCGGACCACAAGCTGTACGCTGACGCCACTTTCAAGGAGACTGTGACCAAGGAAGAGATCGAGGATGCCTTCAAGAAGGGCCGTCTGGTGATCGTGGAGGGCGCAAACTATCTGGTGCCTGTGGCCTTTGGTGCGACCGGTGCGATCACCGTTGTGACCGGTGAGACCGTGAAGACCCAGGCATGGGCTGCTTCTGCCGAAAAGTAAGCAGAAAATTCAAAATGGAGTGAAAGTGCTATGAGCAAGTGGTTTGGGAAGCTTGGTTTCGTGGAGACCAAGGAGACAGAGCCGAGTGTGTACTCGGAGATCGTGGCAGAGCGTGACTGTTACGGCGACCTGACACGGAACATGCGCAGGTTACAGTCCGGCGACAAGGTGAACGATGATATCAGCCTTGCGAACACGTTAAGTGTCATCGCTGACCCGTATGTTCAGGAGCACTTTTGCAATCTCCGGTATGTGACGCTTTACGGCGGAAAATGGAAGGTGACGGACGCGAGCGTGGAGTACCCACGCATCGTGCTGACGCTGGGAGGGTTATGGCATGGCAACGAAACTGAGTGAAAGACGCTCCGGGCTGGATGCGCTTTTGCGCAGCATCGTGAAACAGCGGTGCGGCAGTGAAAACGTGTACTACCAGCCGCCTGCAAACCTGCGGATGAAATACCCTTGTATCTGCTACAAGCTGGAAAAGATCCGCAGTCCGAAGGCTGACGACCGCGTATACCGCCAGACCTTCCATTATTCTGTTACCGTGATCGACACGAAACCGGACAGCGAAATGACAGCGGCCATGAGTTTGCTTGCAAAGGCTTCTTATGACCGCCATTTTATTTCGGACAACTTATACCACGACGTATTCAGCGTGTGGTACTGATACCTATTTATAAAGGAGGACAAAACCTATGGCAAGAGCAAAATGGGATGTGGACGGCACCCGCAAGTTCCATGCCGGTGTTTCCCACGGTATGGTATACCCCAAGGCAGACGAAGGCACGGCTAATGGCGCTGCATGGAATGGCCTGACCGGCGTGACCGAGAGCCCCAGCGGCGCAGAACCCACTGACCTGTGGGCCGACAACATGAAGTATGCCCGCCTGATCTCTGGCGAGGACTACGGCTTTACTATTGAGGCCTACATGTATCCGGAGGAGTTTGAGCCCTGCGACGGTCTGGCTGCCCCGGTGAAGGGCATCCGCATCGGTCAGCAGAAGCGCAAGGCCTTCGGCTTCAGCTGGCAGACCAAGGTGGGCACCGACGAGGATGCCGACAAGGGCTATATCATCCATGTGGTGTGGAACGCTACCGCACAGCCCAGTGAGAAGAGCCACGAGACCATGAACGACAGCCCGGATGCCGAGACCTTCAGCTGGGAGTGCGACACCGTGCCCGTGAACGTGACCGGCTATAAGGATGTCGCCGTGATGGAGTTTGACAGCACTGTGCTGACGGCTGCCCAGATGAAGGCTGTGGAAGACCTGCTGTATGGCACCGACAGCGAGGATGCAAAGCTTCCCACCCCGGACGAGCTGATTGCTGCAGTAAAGGCTGCTGTGTAAAAACACCCTCTCAGCGCGCAGTCCGGCGTTTGCCGGCGCTGCTTGCAGCTCTCCCGAAGGGGCGAGCTTTGTTGAGAGGAAAAAATCAAAATGAACCGATAAGGAGAGATTAAGATGCTGAAAAAGACCATTTCCTATACCGACTATGACGGCAACCAGCGCACCGAGGACTTCTACTTCAACCTGTCCATGGCCGAATTGACAGAGATGCAGATGGGCGTGGAAGGCGGTATGAGGGGCTACATCCAGCGCATTATGGCAGCCAATGACCAGACTGCGCTGATGAAACTGTTCAAGGACGTTCTGCTGCTGACCTACGGTAAGAAGAGCGACGATGGCCGTCTGTTCCTCAAGAATGATGCCATTCGTGCAGAATTCGAGGCAAGTCCGGCTTTCAGCGCAATTTACATGGAGCTGATGTCCGATGCGCAGAAGGCGGCAAATTTCATCAATGGCCTGATGCCTGCTGACCTGCGCAATCAGAACCCGGCTATGGAGATGGCCGCAACCGCAAGCGCTGCGCCTGCACTGAGCGTGGTATCGGAACAGGGCTGATAAGCTCTGATATTTTTCCGCTTTGGCGGAGAGAGGCTGCGCCGGGAAATTTCCGGGCAGTCTTTATTTTTTTACTCCTTCAGGCGCTGACGCGCCAGCCCCTCTAAGAGGGAGCCTTTTAAAGGAGCACATTTAAGAGTACAGGGAGAGTGAAAGAATGCTGGAGCTGCATATTCC